ATCACGATGGGTGGATCGACCGGTATCATCGGGACGACTGGTCTGGCTGTGACGGGTGGCGGCGGAGCCGGCGCGACTGTTGATATCACGCTAGCTGAAACTGGCTGGACGGTCGACGGTCGAAACACGAACGATCGTTTGTTGAATAGCATCGGCAACGAAAAGACCGTTGTCCTCAAAGGTGATTCAGCTGGAACTGCGAACAAGCCATTCATCGCCTACATCACCGAGACCGCAACGTCTGGGCTCAACACTCGATTCGGTATTCACTGCTTCGGGATGATCGCCCATAATCCTGCGTTGGACTTCTCTGCCCACACTGGGCTGTCGCCGAACATCGCAAGCGAAACGTCTATACTGACAGAAGGTGCTGTGTTGCTGTGCAGTGAGGATACCGGAGCTGGAACCGATGAAATGGATTTCTGGTTCAAGGCGGATGATCAGCATTTCTCAATGATCACCCAGATTGAAGAATCCGCGGCCGTCAGCGATAACGGTGTGTATATGCAGCACTACGCCGGATTCATGGACCGCATCGGAACTGAAGTTGAATCCTCCTATCCGATGTTCATCTTCGCCAGTGGCAGGCTGTTCAATACTGATCCTACTGTAGGATCATTCGATATCACTGGCATGGCAGAGGTCGGGCACAACCTCGTTGGCTGTGCATGGTATTACGATTCAGTTAGTGGAGCCTGGTTCAACTTACGTAATTACGATGGTGTTGGTTCAGTTACCCCAGAAGACTTCGTCATGTTCCCGGTTGGAATACCTAACATCGAAAGCGCCACGGGTAGTCTAGACAAGGTGGTTTCCAGAGGTGCACGAACGGTCGAGGCCGATTTCTTTGAACAGCAGCGCACATCCGCAACCAAGGTTCTTAGGAAGATTCCTGGAACGGTAGATCAGTTCTTTCTCTGGCCGCTGACCGTTTCAAGAAAAGAAGCTGCGGGGCAAAGTCTAGTAGATGATAAGTTTGCTGGCCAACTCAAAGGCGTGTTCTGGATCTCATCCGATGACGGCACCGGCAGTCGTATCGCCAACTTCAGCGAAGACTTCATTACAGTTTCAGGAGTCCGATATCTCGTGTTCCACAACCACGTAAATACAGAACCCTATCAGTATATCGCATTCAGGATGGACGTATAAATGGCCTTCTTCATCAACGAAACCGTATCGTCGATGGCTGATTTTATCAGCAAGTTGAACACCTTCCTTACGACAGCAGGTGCAGGTAACGCCGACTGGAACGCTGATCGACACGTTCCTGGATCGGGTGAGTTCGCCGTCAGCCGTACCGGCACCAACGTAGATATCCAGGTTGCCTTTCAATGGGATACAGGTACCCCTTTCCGGTTGGGCATCTATCAATACAACGATCCAGCAGGTGCAGGTAACTACGACGCTGGCCGTGCGGGCCCATGGGATCAGGACGGCGATAGCGGTAGCGGCTTTGCAGGAACTGCAGATGCCAGCTTATTCAACGAACGACATGTTCCTATCACGAACACACCACTACAATACTGGGCATTTACTAGCACCTCACCGCTGACCTACGCACACATGGTAGTTCAGATCACTGCACTGGAATACGTCTCGTTCGGGTTTGGCGAACTAGACAAGTTCAATGATTGGGATGGCGGAGCATACGCCTACGGCCATCGTTTGAATTTCTCTGCAAGTAATTTCGCAGTCCAAGGTGGAAGCACTCACTTACTTGATGGACTTTGTCAGGCCACTAGCCCAGCTATGCAGCTGCTGTGCGCTACTATTCTGTGTGAGAATCTCCCAAGCCAAGTCGCAAATGGAATGTGGGCCGTGGTCATGGGCAACCAAACGGTCCTGGGCAGTGATCGTCAATCCAACGACGGTGGTTCTTCTGACACCGCTCGAACACTCTTTCCGGGTGGCTACCGTGCAAATGAAATCGCACAGGCATTCGGGAGCATCGGCGTGAGCCCAACTGCGGGCTTCGTGCCTGGTTATCCTATCCCACTTCTGTATCACGATCTAGGTACCGATGAAATCTATGGACCGATGGGCATCATGCCCGACGTGCGAGGGATCAACGTCGACCAGTTTACTCCTGGCCAGGAGATCACTATCGGCGGGGATACGTGGGTAGCGTTCCCTTCGTTCTCGATCGGCAGTGGCTCAGGTAAGAGTGGCAACCAAGGGATGATCTACAAGAAGAACTAATGGCAGGTGTTGACCAGGGCGTGGCGATTATTGAATCGGTAATGGAATTACCGAATTTTGAACGCTTGTACCTTACCGGTATTGGGTTCGAGAATGGATACGGTGTTTCAACCGAGTCCGCATCAATAGGTGTATTCGACGCGGTCATTCTGGACTTCCCCGGCAATGCAGGTCCTCGTACGGATCAGGCTCGTCCGGTCCTGCCGGCACGACCTGCCGGCACTGAAGCAGGTACCGCTGATACAGTAGACTCTAAAGGCGTCGCGGCTACCCTTGACTGGTGGGAACGGATCCACATCGCCCCACGGGCAAAGATCGAGTTCGGAAACATCATTTCTCAGGTCGACGAGCCGTATATTATCCACAGTTCGTTTCGCCGAGAGACTTCTACATTAACGGTAATCACCAATAACGCCACCCCGGGCGTCACACTACCAGGCATCTCCCCGGGGTTTATCGTTGACCCTAACAGCTCGCTGCTCGATCCGACAACTACGGACAACTGTAGTGACACCCTGGCTCTAGCTACGCTGGTTCAGTTGGATGTGATCGCTGGCCCTGATGGTCTGCCCTCGTTTGATACGAACATTGATTTCATCTTCTCCCCAGGCAATCAGGTTCAGTTGCTTGTTTCGGGAACTCGAATCGTATTTCTTCCACAGGAATACGATACACCAGTGAAGGAGACCCTGGCGTTCCTTACGGATATCATCACTTCTCTAGATGGAAACGAGCAACGCATAGCCTTACGTAAGCAGCCCAGACAGGTCTTTGAAGTCACCTACAGCCTGACTGAGAATGACCGGCAACGTATGCAGTCTGTCTTGATGGACTGGATGGATAACGTATTCGGCTTCCCGGTCCTGCTGGATCGGCTGACCCTAACAGGTGCTACTTCGATTGGTGCCACTACGTATCCTGTATTGGGGGCGGACGACGTCGACCTTCGAGTAGGCGGCCTGGCCGTAGTTGTCACGGATTCCAACGTCTTTGATGTGATCAATATCACAGCTGTCACCGACACGTTGATTACTGCGGGTGACGCAGCTCTTAATGCCTACCCGGCCGGCACTACGATTATGCCACTCCGCACAGTTAGGATTCTGCGATCGGTAGCGGGGAATCGTTCTCCGGTTAATCTGGAGACATTCAAGATCACGTTTGAAGTTACGGACAATGATACCGGTGCATTGACGGGTAGCACCGCAGCCTATAGCACGTTCAACAGCAGGGTGCTGCTCGATGACTGTAATACCATAAAGGGTGACATGGCTGAGAATTTCAAACGTCGCATCTACAGAATCGATAACGGAACTGGACTGGTCAGCATCTCTAGCACATGGGATCGTAATAAGAGATCCCATCAAAAGGGATTCGTTCTGCGCAATCGCACAGACATCATCAACTTTCGCCGACTGATGCTGTCACTGAACGGACGACAGAAGGCCTTCTATATTCCCACCTTCATCGAAGATCTCGAAGTAAAGGCTCAGCTTGATATCGGTGCAGACACCATGGACATCGAGCGGGCTGACTACTTTCGTTTCATTCAGAACAGGTTACCCAAAACCATCTTCCGGATCACCTTCAACGATGGCACCAACCTAGTTAAGACGATCACATCCAGTATCGGTGTTGATGCCACAACCGAACGCCTGACGGTAGATAGCACATGGCCAGCCACTCGACCAGTAGCCGAGATTGTACGAGTTGAATTCTACGAACTGGTTCGACTCGACACTGATAACATAGTAGTAACCCACCCCCGCATTGGACTTGCTGAGAGTCGTGTCCCTGTAATTCAGGTCTTCGACGATAACGTATGACTAGTTTTGATACCCTAGAGAAGAGCACAGAAGATTCACGCCCGATCGAACTCTATGAGATCGTGCTTGGATCGTCTACCTTCTTTTTCACATCCGCAGAAGATGAGATCACGGTAGGAGCGAACACGTTCATACCTGAACCAATCGCTCGTGGTCAGATTGGCAAGGGTGCAGATCAGCCGAGCCGTAATCTACTGATCACGATGCCCTCTAGCAACGCCTTTGCTAGTCAGTATGTCACAATCCCCCCTGGGCAGAAAGCCACTGTCAATATCTTCCGACTGCAGCGTGACGAGGTTCCGGCGTTCAATACTCAGCTATTACTCTTCAAGGGTGTGGTTCAGTCTGTCGTCTTCCCTAATGATGGGCATAGCGCAGACGTAGCTATCCGATCGATTGAGACGGCGCTCAATCAAAACATCCCTCGGTTTACCTTCATGTCGATGTGTAATCACATCCTCTATGATGAAGCATGTGGCGCCCTGGATACTGATTTTGATTTCATCGATGTAGCCACCTCAATATCAGGTGATACCATCACGATCACCGGGCTAGGCGCTTCCGGTATTGACTTTGTTGGGGGTTACTGCCGTCCAAGTGGAACCAATGATTTCCGAATGGTAGTTGAGCAAAGCGGCGATGTGCTGACTCTTCTATTGCCATTTGCAGCCGACCCGACGGGTGGGCAGATACAGGCGTTTGCGGGATGCGATCATACGCTACTAGGAGACTGTGCCTTGGTGTTCGATCAGGTAGCAAACTACGGTGGGTATCCGTTCGTTCCGTCTCGCAATATTTTCGCGACAGGCTTGTAGTATGCGAAACGATCACGAACTATTCGGCGATCATCTCGATTGGTTTCGTGGCCTATCGAAGTGGGACCAGATCAGGTTCGGCGTTCCAGCCCTCCTGCTAGGCTCTTACTCTCTATGGGGGCAGCTCAGCCATGTTCCCCAAACAGGTGAGCCGCAGCAGGCGATTCTATTTACGATCCTGGTGATCATCCTCGTCGTCGTTCTTACAGAACTACTACGGCCGAAGCCCAAGATTGAGGACGCGCGGCCATCAGGCCTAGGGGATTTCCAGTTCCCTACAGCTACTGAGGATAGGGTCGTAGCACTCATCTGGGGATTGGTAAGGCTGCGAGGGCCCAACGTCATCTGGTATGGTGACCTGGTACAAGAGGCCATCCGGGAGAAGATCAAGACCGGTCTATGGTCATCCACTAAAGTCACCAAGGGCTTTAAGTACAACGTCGGAGTGCAGTTCGGGCTGTGCCGTGGTGGTGGCAATACCGGTGATGACGTTGTTTTGAAGAGGGCTTGGATCGGAGAAGACGAAGTATTCGCCGGAACCGTTTCAGGTGTAAGCACGTTTGACATCGACGAGCCTGAGCTGTTCGGCGGGCAGGATCTCGGTAACGGCGGCATTGAGGCCACCTGTGATTTCCACCCAGGTAACCTGACGCAAGCGGTCAGTCCATATCTGGATACTGTGGATCGGCAACGAGTCGCCTCGGCCATCACTCCCACTGCTCCGCGCTACTCCGGGCTTTGCTACGTTGTCGCTCGCGAGCTTACGAGTGCTGCTCCCCTTTCTACGAACCAAGGTGCATACCTTGGGAATAGCACCAGCATTAAGGACTGGTCGTTTGAGGTCGAACGATTCCCAGGTGTCTTCACTGGGCAGGCCGCTGGACAGAATAAGATCGGCACTGATGACTGTAACCCGATCAACGTCATCTACGAGATTCTGTCGAACACTGAATGGGGCTTCGGGTTCCCTGATACCGATATCGATATTGGTGTCGCCTCAAGTTTCCTAGCAGCGTCGGACATAATGATCACCGAGGCTAACGGTTTCGCCTTTGTCCTGGACAGTCAGACAACTGCCAAGGAATTGCTGCAGGAGCTGCAGCGACAGATCGAAGCAATCGTTTTCCTGGATCAAACCACCGGCAAATGGTCTATTAAGATGATCAGGGCCGATTACGATGTAGACCTAATCACTCAGGTGAATGAATCGAACATCACGGAAATCAGGAGCTACACCCGTGGGACGTGGGAAGACACCACCAATACCGTCACCATTCAGTTCAATAAGCGGGCTGATGACTATAAGGGATCCTTTGCGCTGGCTCAGGATATGGCTAACGCCTTGATGCAGGGCGGTGGTACGATCGCAACGGCGTCGACCTCTACCGGCAAGCTGGTATTCCCTGGCGTGAAGAACTCCGCGCTTGCAGCAAACATCGCCTGGCGAGAACTTCGCGGCCTATCGTATCCTCTGTCCAGATGCTCTATGGTGGTGAACCGAGAGATTTACGACTTGACCGTGGGTGATGTCGTCGCCTGGACTAACACGCGACTGGGACTCAACAAACTACCGATGCGAATCACTCGTATCGATTACGGCCGTCTGCAGGATAACAAGATGACCATTCAGGTTGTTCAAGACGAATTCCGGTTTG